GGTGTCTATATTGACCTAAGAGGTATGAGTGGGGAACTCGAAATACCTGTATGGACTGCATCTCAAACCAACCGTTCAGCAATTGATTCCGAAGTTATCGAAGCAGATAAGATTGCAGATTCATATGCAAAAGTAATGAACGCAGATTTCATTATGAGTTGGAGTAGAAAATCAAAAGATAAGTTGAACAACACTGCAAGAGCCCATGTTATGAAAAACAAATTCGGACCAGATGGGATTACATTCCCTTGTAAGATGGATACGAATACAGGTTACATTGAAGTGTATGATGGAACATCACCAGATGGTGTGATTGCACAGAAAGAAGCTGCAAGTGGTCAATTAGAAACCAAGAAGCTTTTACATAAGAAATATGTAGAAAATATGGGGTAAGTATATCAAAAAATTATACCACCCCTAAGAATAAAATTAAGTTAATATAACAAAATAGAAAAGTTAAAAAATAATATAAGATTTCTATTACGTTTTTTAATATATATGATAATTATAAACACCGACCTTTAAGGTCATTTTAATAACTAAATAAATAAGGAATAAATTTTATGGCAAATTCACAAGAAATTTTCGAAAACATTAGCGAGTTATATACTCAATTCGAATCAGAACACAATGGCACTACTAAAGCTGCTAAATCAAGAGCTAGAAAAGCAATTGGTGAAATTAAGAAACTTGTAACCGATTATAGAAAAGCTTCAGTAGAAGAATCAAAATAATTAGGTTATATCATGAGCAAACTATTTCAAGAAAGAATTCCTTTCAAACCTTTCGAATATCCAATCTACTATACAGAAGGTTGGTTAAAACAAGCACAAGCATTTTGGTTACATACAGAAATCCCAATGCAGGGTGATGTTAAAGATTGGAATGAAAGATTAACACCTGCTGAGAAAAACTTAGTGGGGAATATTCTACTTGGTTTTGCTCAAACTGAATGTGCAGTTTCTGATTATTGGACTAATATGGTTACCGATTGGTTTCCTAAACATGAGATAAGACAGATGGCGATGATGTTTGGTTCACAAGAAACAATTCATGCTACTGCATATTCATACTTAAATGAAACATTAGGGTTGGATGATTTCTCAGCTTTTCTGCACGAACCTGCAGTTGCTGAGAAGTTTGAACTCCTAACTTCAACTACCGCTAAATGGACACATGAAGATTTGGCAACAAATCCACAGGCAAGACAGGAAGTTGGTAGAAGTTTAGCAATCTTCTCTGCATTTAGTGAGGGAGTATCTCTATACTCTTCATTTGCAGTACTCTACTCATTCCAAATGAGAAATCTACTAAAAGGTATCGGACAACAAATGAAATGGTCTGTAAGAGATGAATCTCTACATTCTAAGATGGGTTGTCAATTATTCAGAGAAATGTGTAATGAATATCCTACATTATTAGATGAGTGTAAAGAATCAATTGAAGAAGCTTCAAAATTAATTGTTCAGTTAGAAACAAACTTTATTGATATGATATTTGAACAAGGTGATTTAGAAAACCTTGAAAAAGAAGATTTGAAAGAGTTTATTAAGGCAAGAACAAATACAAAATTACAAGAATTAGGTTATGAACCAAGTTTTGAATTCGATAAAACAAAAGCAGAAAAGCTAGAATGGTTCTACCACCTTACAGGTGGATTAACACATACTGATTTCTTCGCAGTTAGACCTACCGATTACTCCAAAGCAAACGAAGGTGAAGATTGGGGTGATTTATTTTAATAAACAAAAGTTATGACATTAAACGAATTAGAAGTTAAGATTCGTGATTGGGCGATTGAACGAAACATTGATAAGAGTGAAAACGCACCAAAACAGATGATTAAGATTATGGAAGAGTTGGGAGAAACCTCAGCAGCACTTCTAAAAAAGAATGAACCTGAATTGAAAGATGGTATTGGTGATATACTTGTAACAGTTATTATCTTCGCACAACAATTAGGTTACACTCCAGCTGAATGTTTAGAAGCAGCATGGAATGAAATAAAAGATAGAAAAGGAAAGACCGAAGGTGGTGTTTTCATTAGAGAAAAATAGATTACAATAAAAATAAAAAAATGGCTAAAACAAATTACGGCGAAGAATTAGGTTGGGAACTTGATGTGGATTTCCCATCATGGGCTAACACAGAGATATACGTTAAAACTATATCAAAAGGTTATCTACTACCAGGTGAAAAACCAAAAGATGCTTATTGGAGAGTTGCAACACGAGTTGCACAGAGATTAGAAAAACCTCAGATGGCAACTAAATTCTTTGATTATATTTGGAAAGGTTGGTTAAATCTTGCAACACCAGTATTATCTAATACAGGTACAGATAGAGGTTTACCAATTTCTTGTTTTGGTATTGATGTTGCAGATTCTATTTACGATATTGGAAGTAAAAACTTAGAACTAATGTTACTTGCAAAACATGGTGGAGGAGTTGGTATAGGAATCAACCAAATCAGACCAGCAGGTTCTAACATTAGTGGTAATGGAACATCTGATGGTGTTGTACCATTCGCTAAAATATACGATTCTACGATACTTGCAACTAACCAAGGTTCGGTAAGAAGAGGAGCAGCATCTGTTAACCTTAATATTGACCACAAAGATTTTGAAGAGTGGTTAGAAATCAGAGAACCAAAGGGAGATGTAAATAGACAATCACTAAATCTACACCAATGTGCAGTTGTAGGTGATAAGTTTATGAGAAAACTTCAAGATGGAGAACCTGATGCAAGAAGAAAGTGGGGCAAACTACTACAAAAAAGAAAAGCAACTGGTGAACCATACATCATGTACAAAGGAAATGTTAATAAGAATAATCCTGAGATGTACAAAAAGAATGGATTGAAAGTTCATATGACAAATATATGTTCCGAGATTACATTACACACAGATGAGAATCATTCATTTGTTTGTTGTTTATCATCAGTAAATCTTGCTAAGTACAATGAGTGGAAAGATACTGATTTAGTTTATACGGCAACTTGGTTCTTGGATGGAGTACTTTCAGAGTTCATTCAGAAAGCAAAAAACATGAGAGGATTCGAAAACTCTGTTGCATCTGCTGAAAAGGGTAGAGCATTAGGATTAGGAGTTTTAGGATGGCACACTTACCTACAACAAAATGGTATTCCATTTGAAGGTATGGAGGCTCAATTTGAAACTCGTAAGATTTTTTCTCAGTTAAAGATAGAATCAGAAAGAGCATCAAGAGATTTAGCAACAGAATATGGTGAACCTCTTTGGTGTAGAGAAAGTGGATTTAGAAATACTCACTTAAGAGCAGTTGCTCCAACAGTTAGTAACTCTAAATTAGCAGGAAACGTATCTGCTGGTATTGAACCATGGGCAGCGAATGTATTTACTGAACAAACTGCAAAAGGAACTTTCATTAGAAAAAATACTGAGTTGGTAAAGGTTTTAAGAAAAGCAGGTATCAATAACAAAGAAACTTGGGATAAGATAATGGAAGATGGTGGTTCGGTACAAGATATCAAAGAACTTGATAAGTGGTGTTACTTGGATAGTAAAATGATACTTTGTGAAGAAGTTACTAATGGAGATAGAGATAAGATTTATCCTGTAAAAGATGTTTTCAGAACTTTCAAAGAAATTAATCAAATGGACTTAGTTAAACAGGCTGGTATTAGACAACAGTATATTGACCAAGGAGTTTCATTAAATTTAGCATTCCCTTCCATTGCATCACCGAAATGGATTAACCAAGTAACTATGGAAGCTTGGAAACAAGGAATTAAAACGTTGTATTATATGAGAACTGAATCAGTTCTTAGAGGTGATATAGCAACAAGAGCGGTTGACCCCGATTGTGTTGCGTGTGATGGTTAAATTAATTAAATAGGAGAAAAATAATGATTCAAGTTAAGAAATTTTATGCTGATTGGTGCGGCCCATGTAAAATGTTAACACCAATTATGGAACAAGTTAAAGGTAATTTTAGTGATATTGATTTTCAAAATATTGATATCGAATCACAGTATGAAATAGCACAGAAGTACTATGTTAGGTCTGTACCAACTGTTATTATTGAAAAAAATGGAGAAGAAATACATAGATTTGCAGGTTTACAATCAGAGATGGCATACACAAATGCACTCAATGAATTAAAAAACTAAGAAAAAATTAGGAATTCTCGATTTTTTTTCGTATATTTACATAGTAAATAAAAATAATACAATATATGGCATCAATAAAATTCGTCCACGATGACGATAAAGAAGTTAAAATTCATGGAACTCCAAAAGTTCCGATGAGTAAAAGTAAAAAATTGGTTAGTGTTGATGGTTCTCAAGAACTGTTTTATGTTGAAACTGAAATGGCTTTCAAACTTAAGATTGAATCTAGAGTAGATTTTACCAACAAACATCCACATTACGATGATTATCATCTGATAACTATACCAATCGAAAGAATATAAACTATAAAACAATAAGTTATGAATCGTTACAACGAAAAACAACTCGAAGAAAACTATAACAAGTTTATCGAGGCGTTAAAGAAATCGTTTGATGGAGAACGATTAGATAAATTACTCCATATGTACTCGATGGAAGAATTAGGACCAAACCTAATGTTATCTCCAGCGAGTGGAAATGTAAACTACCACAATGCTTACGAAGGTGGTTATCTTGACCATGTTATGAATGTGGCAAGAAATTCACTTCGTATGATGAAACTCTATAAAGAAGCGGGTGGTATTGTAGATTTCACTCAAGAAGAATTATTATTTTCAGCATTTCATCACGATTTGGGAAAGTTGGGTGAGAAGGGTCATATGGCCTATAAAAAACAAACATCAGATTGGCATGTAAAAAATCGTGGAGAAGTTTATACTTGGAACGATGATATTAGTTATATGACTCATACTGATAGAACGTTCTATCTATTATCTCAATATGATATAAAATACACAGAAAAGGAATTCTTTGGAATCAAACTTACTGATGGTATTTATGATGAAGATAATATGAAGTATCTAAAGACCTTTG